GACCCTCCGCGCCTGGCACTCATACATGACCGCGGCCCCGGGAGGCGACAGCGGGTCCACGGGCTCGATCCGGTGAGCCACGCCGGACACGGTAAGCCCGTCGCCTGGCTTCGGCACGGCAACACCGGCCTCAATCAAGACGCGCTTATCGCCCGACAGGATGCGGGCGCCGTCGATCTCGCGCGAGGCGTAGCGGTCAACGATCACGACGACGTTGACGGGATCTGGTGCGATGCCGGTCGCACCCCATGGATTGCCCCCCGTCATTGCCGGGGTCAGCACGGCCACAAGCGGGCCATTGCCCGTTGCGGTGCCCGCTTCCCGCAGTGCGGCGGCAACCTCAGATGCGATCTGTGCGCCGCTCATGTCAGGTCATCCATGCGGCGCCGAAAGTCATCCGCCTCGGCAACGGACGCCTCAACCGCAAGCCGGAACTCCCGGATCACGGCAAGGCTGCGGCGATGAGCGGCCCGCATCTCGATCAGGCAATACAGCAGGACAGCCAGAGAGGCCCCCTGCGCAAGCCCGAGGATCAGCGGCACCCAAGTCACTTCCCGTCATCCTTGGCGGGCTTTGCGGGCACCTGCGCCGCAACCCATCCCTCGCGCTCCCACGCCTTGACGTTCTCCGGCGCGACATGCGCCGTGGCGATCGGGCCGAAGTCGTTCGCCTTGGTCATCTTGATCTTGTCAGCCATCGTCGGTCTCCTAGATGGTCATAATCCATGCAGCATCATTGTTCCCGTCGCGCGCCGGGTCAAGGGCCAGCCACGGGCGCAGGAAGTCGTAGCCCATCGTGACGACGGGGCGCGAACCCTCGACCGTCACGTCGCCCCCTGTCGGCGTCCAGCCCAGCGAGCCTACCTTCGTCAGCACCTTGGACTGCGAAAGGTCGATGGTTGGCGACATGGCCCCTGGCGCAGAAATCTCGGCGCGGGCGAAAGCCATCTGTCCATTCTTCACCGCAGCAGGCGTTGGCGTCCCGAATGTCGGCCAGAAACCTCGCCGCCAGATCAGCCCTGACATGAACACGAAAGCCCGGCGCAGCGCGGCCTCCTTGGCCGCATCGGTGCCCGCCAGATCCTCGCCGAAATAGTCCAGAGCGAACGCATCGAACTCCGCAACGGTTGCGAAGCTGTCAGCGCCCGTGACGCCAGATCCGTCTTCCAGCGTCAGTGCCATTGCGTCAGTCCTTCTTGGGGTTCGTTACCGGCTCGGCCTTCTTGGTCGGAGCGGCAGCAATGCGGCCCTTGTTCACCAGCCAGGCCGGGACCGTATCGCCGGAAACCGTGATCTCGGTTCCGACCTCGATCTCCTTGCCGTCCTTGTCATAGACGCCCGGCTTTGTGATTTCGATTTTCATGGCGTTTCTCCTGTGCGGTTGCGGGGGCCAGTTTCCCAGCCCCCGGCTTCATCAGGTGGAGTGCGCGATGCCGCAGTTGCCTTCGGCGTCGAACTTGATCTCCAGCGCGGCGGCAGCCATCGTGACGAAGTTGTATTCGTCCTCCGGGTTCGCGCGGAACTGCGCCCTGGTGGTCATCGGCATGCCGTTCAGCACTTGCACCACGCGGCGGTCCTTCACCACGGCGATGATCTCGTCGGCCGCAACGCGTGAGGACGGGACAACCGCAGCAACGCCGCTGTCTTCCATGATCCGCTGCGCGATGGTCTTGCCCGCGTAGCTGGTGGAATAGTCGGTGCTGGTCGCATAGCGCCAATCCGCCCAGTTCACATAGAGCGTGGCCGGGGTGAAGAAGTTGTCGGCGTGCAGCAGGGCAAGCGTGGCGTTCACGTCGGCCACCCACTGGACGCCGGTCGCGGCGCTCAGGTCGTTGGTGGTGGACCGGGTGTTGCGGTTCGGGTGGTTGCGCAGGCCATAAAGCTGGTCGCCGCCGACAACGATGGATGCATCGCCATCGAGGGTTTGCAGCTCCAGAGCCTCGGCCACCTTGTGCATCGCGTTCGCGCGGGCCGCAGGGTCAAGCTGGAACCCTTCGGTGCGCGCCGCCTCGACCTGACGCCAGCCGTAGCTGAACGTGCTGTCGATGATAGGCAGCGGCGTCCCGTGGTATTCGAACACGGGCTGGTCGGTGCGGGCTTTCGACCGGCCGTCCAACGACTTGTTGACAGACCCGCTGTCGCTGATCGTCTGGAAGTGGTGCACCAGCTTGCCAATGGGCATGGGGGTGGTGACGGTCGCGGCGAGGTCGTTGAACACGGCCAGCACGTCGCGCTGAACCTCGATGCCCTCACGATCCCACATGCCCCACACGTCTTTCGGGAGTGGCAGCGCGTTGCCGATCAGGCTGTTGCCGGTAAGCCCGTGCGCGGACGCAAGGGCGGCTTGGCGCTCGTTGAACTGCCGGCGATTTGCCAGCACGAACGCCTGTTGCTCGGGGGTGAAACGAAGCATGTTCTGGCGCTCCTTACGCTGCCGGGACGGTGTAGGTGTTGGCGATGATCACATCGGCCAGATCACCAGCGGAGTAGGCGCCGGGGGTATCGCTGAAGAACGCGACCACGGGCGTGGCGGCGGTTGCAGCGGTCAGGCGGCCAGCGGCCCCGATGGTCAGGGGCGCGTCCTTGGCGTAGGTCGCCGCAGCCAAGCGGGCTTGATAGACCTGCCCCGGCTCAAGGTGATAGGCCACGCCGGTATCACCCGAGGTGTAGGCGGTGGCGATGTCCTGGTCCTTGAAATCCATGTTGCCGAGGATCATCGGCAGCTTGGCGAGCGCGGTGGTCAGTTGCACCAGCGTATCGGCCGCTTCTTCGACAAACGTGCCGGGCAGATACGCGCCGGCCACGGTCTTGTCGGAAACGGTGCGCGGTTGCCAGCCAGAAGTGACGGGGCCGCGATAGATGACGTTGCCAGCCATGTTACTTGGCCTCCATCAGTGCGTTCAGATCGACGCCCGCGAACTCATCGTCCGCGTTCGTGGTGAGGGGCGCGCCGTTGAGGCCCTGCGCCTTGCCGGGCTTGGCCTTCTCGGCCAGCTTGCGCGCTGCGTTGAGGGTCAGTTCCTTCGCCTCGGCCTCGTCCAGGATGTTCGCCTTGACGATGGCGGCGACGTGGCCGGCAAGCTCGGCTTCATCCTTGGCTTTCTGGTTCGCCTCGATGGCGGCCAGGTTGTCGGTCAGCGGCTTGACGGCGTTCGCCACCATCGCCGTGATGTCCAGCTTTTCCAGCTTGTCCGAGAGGGCATTCACCGTCGCGGAAAGGCCGTCAAACTGCTCTTTGGTAACAGTCATGGGTTGGTCCTTTCGGTTTTCCACAGGGTCCCGCTCGGTGGGCAGCGCCCCCAAAATCGCGGCCTTCATTCGCTCCCAGACGGTGGCCCTTTCGAGCCGGTCGGCAGCCTCAAGCAGGCGCATGCCTGCCCAATCCAATTCACGCTCCGCATCCTCGATCACCGAGTTGATGACCTCGATCTGCTCGCCGTTGACCAGCATGCCAACCCCCTGATCCGGGGTGGCCGCGCCTTCCTCATTCAGCAGGATGGCGTCGTGGTCGAAATAGATGTTCCGCGCATTGGCGCGAATGCCGTCCTCGCCATTCACCGGGTCAAGCTCGCACAGCAGGCCGGTTGAGGTATGGACCGGCCCGCCGGCCTCGATGGCCGCCAGCACTGCCTTGCCGCCTTCGGTGCGGTTGGCGACTTCGACGTCGATCACCTTGTCCAGCAGAACCCGGCCGCCCTCTTGGCGCGCGTTCTCGTTGTGCGCCCCGATCCACCCGATGTTGATCCCCTCTGGATCGCGGGCGCTGACGAATTGCCCGTTGACAGTCGGATGCCCATAAGGCGCCGGGGTCTTGTTCAGGCTCTCGAAACTCTTGGCGATCTCGTCGGCGCCGTAGCGGATGCCGTTCATCACCACGTTATCTGGCAGAGTGGCGCTCGGCACGATGATCACATCGCGGCCGTTGCGCTTTTCCTTGCGAACCTTCGCCATGTTGGCGACGGATCGGACGTTGACGCGGACCTTATTCATCGTCGCCCTCCTCGGGAGGCTCTGCCGGGTCCATATCCATAACAGCCCGCACTTCTTCCTGCAAGAATACTGGCTCGCTCGCCATCATCTGGTTGATGCGGGCCATCTTCTCGGCCCGTTCGATCTTCTCGGCCATCGTGCTTTCGGTGAGGTCAGTCCAACCCAAGGTCCAGTCCTGCTCTTTCAGGATGCCGAACCGCTCAAGGCGGCGGACAAACTCCATGATGCTCGGCACTACGTAATCGTTGCGGCGGGCCATGTTGGTCTGCGCCCAATCGCGCGCGTCCTCGGTGCTTGCCCGCTCGCCGGTCTGGTTGCCGACAAGGATCTTGAGCGGGCAGTTGATCGAGGCCGCGAAGCCCTGCAGCGCGATGTTGAAGAAATGCTCCGGGCTTGGCAGCGTGACGCCGAGCGTCTTCGCGGTCATGCCCTTGATCATCAGGAGCTTGTCAAAGCCCTTCTGCCAGTCGCCCACCTGTTCCTGCATGGCGTCAGCAAGATCGTCAGGATCAACACCCATGGCTCGCGCCATGTCGCCAATGTCGGCATCCTTGGCCGCCTCAAGGACGGGGGCACTCTTGGCGTTCTTCCAGAAGCCCTCGCCCCCCGCGCCGCTGACCTTCTCCAGCGTCACAAGGTCGTTGTAGCCCGGCCCCAGCATCGGGTCGGCGTGAACCGTGCCGTCCGATGACCACAAGATCACGCGGTCAGGGTGAAGCGTGAAGCTGCGCGTCTTGCTGTTTTCCGTGACTGTCGATCCGGGAAGCGCAGCCTCGTTGAAAGCGAACATCTTGGGCGAGCCGTAATCAGGGCTGGCCTCGTCCGTGTCCCACTCCGCAACGGTCAGCTGCCCAGCCCACGCCGGGATGATCTCGACCAAGCCAAGCAAGCCACCGGGCACGCGGCCAACCGGCTCCTGAAACCGGCGATCATCGGCAAGGCGCAGGATTGCGCCGGCATATCCGCCGACCATGGATCGACGGTCTGTCTCGGCAAGCCGCGGCCATACGCGAAGATCCGCGAACCGCTGGCGGATCTCGCCCTCCAGCTTACTTTCGGTCGGCTTCTCGCTCTCCCACAGGCCGGGGTGCGTTTCCCATGTCTTGAGCGCGGTCTTGTTCACGGCGGCGCGGGCGAACCCGTTGCGCTGATACATGCCGTGTAGCATCGAGAATGTGAGGTTCTGCGGATAGCCAAAATCGGAATAGTGATCGTGCTTCGCCTCGGGGAAATACCCCGGAAACATCGCATCGAGGCGGCGCGCAGCGTTGGCGATCACGGAGAAGGCGTTCATCTGCGGTGCTTCTTCCTCAAGAGCATGGCGACCTGCGGCTTGCCCTTGATCATCGGCGCAACGGCATAGCGCACGGCATCCCATCCGTGGTTGTGGGCGTCAACAATCGTCGTCGTTACGTCGCCCGTCAACCTGTCCACCTTGTAGCTGTAAAGCCGTGCCTCGCGTGTGATGTTATCACATTCCGGATGTATTGCAATGCGCGAGAAGCTGCGCAGGAACGCGATGCCGTCCTCGACCGAGCCGGGCCACTTGTCCACCGATGTGGCGCGCGGCATTCCGTGGCGGCGCAGGTGGCTGATGCTCTCGGGCCGGGAGTTATCCCATCGGCTGACCTCTCGCTCAAAGCCGGGGATCTTGCGCGTCACGAATGCGGCAGTATCGTCAAGCTCCAGGCCGACCTTGAACGCCTCGCGCCTGATGCAAAGCTCTGCGCCGTTCACCCACACCTCAACCGCGGCGGTCGGGTCTTGGCTAAACCCGAAGTCGCCGCCGTAGTATGGTCCGTCCCAATTCGGCTGCGGCTCAAACTCCCTGATGTCGATCTTGCCCGCGAAGATCTGCGCATCAGTCATCGTCAAGAATGCGCCATTCCAAACGTGCTCGTAAACCTCTGGGCTGTTCGCCATGTCGCGCAGCCGCTCGACGTTCAGCACGTCGGGAAACCACGGGTTGTCCTTCCAGTTGACATGCGTCACGGCAATGTCGGGCTGGACGTTGGCGACGAACCGTCGATGCGTGGCGCTCTCTGAGCTTTCGGGGTTGTAGCTGATGACCAGCTTGGACCCTTCCTCGCGGATGGTCGGTATCAGCTTGCGCCATGCCATTTCCGACACGTTCTCGGCCTCATCAACCCATGCGTCCAAGATGCGGGCCTTGGACTTCAGGCTGTCCAGGTTGTACCGCAGCCCGGCGAAGGCGAAGGACACGTTGCCGCATGATGTGCGGATGTATTTCTCGCCCACGTCGAACAGCGGCCGCATCCACTCATGAGCGGCGATGGTCTCCTTGATCTCGGGCAGGCTGCTCTCCTCAAGGCTGTTGAGGTGCTCACGGCCGCAGAGGATGACGCCGCGCCTGCCTGACTGCGCATGGTAGATCGCCCTTGCCGCGCACCAAGCCGCGGCTGCTCTGGTCTTCGCAGATCCGCGACCGCCCTTGAGAACGTGAAAGCGCGCAACCGGGTTTCCGAAGTTGCGCGCGATCTTTGCCGGGATGAAGATTTCAGCCTTCGTCATCCGGCGCCTCAACGCCCGTGAAGATGATCTGCGTCGGGGCTGGCGACATGCTGCCGTCGGGGGAGGTGTGTTCCACCGCGCTCGTCTCCCGCCATTGCGCCTGCGTTTTCATCCAGAAGATCATTGCAGCAGTATCGCCGCCCTTAGCTTTGTTGAACAGCGCGCCGCCGATTGTCGCATTGGCTTTGGCTTTGGCTTGGTCAAGTTCCTCGCGGTAATGCTTGCGAAGCGTTTTGTCGTCTATGCCAAGAATATCGGAAATGACGCATTGCTGCGTTCCGACAGTGGCGTGTAACTGCACAAGTTGGCGCGTTGCTGCTGTTGGCTCGTGTTCAGGGCGCGCCATTGAAAATCCTCCGCACAACATACCCGCGCAGGAGTGATGCCGCCGTGTAGACCGCAGTTATGCCCCATGCGTGACCAGACGTGACCGCGTACCCAAATGCTGGCAGGACAGTGAACGTCAGCGCCAGCGAGACAAGGAAGCCCGCCGCTGTGCTAGTCGCGGTTTCCAGCGCACTTATGCTGCGGCGCTGCATCGCTCGGCCTCCAGCTCCGCGAATGTGCGCCCGTCTCCTTCCAGCGTGGCCGTCTGCCCGGTGAAGTCCTGCCAGCGTTTGATGATTACGTCGCAGTATTTCGGGTCGAGTTCCATCAGTCGCGCTATGCGTCCATGCTTCTCGCAGGCAATTACAGTCGTCCCAGACCCGCCGAAGCTGTCCAGCACAGCATCACTGCCCTTGGTGTTGTTGAGCATCTGATACTCGAACAATTCAACGGGCTTCATGGTCGGGTGCTCTCCGTTTCTGCTCGGCTTCACGAAGTCAAAGATAGTGGTCTGCTTACGGTCGGACGCCCAGAGATGCCCTGCGCCCTCCTTCCATCCGTAGAGACAGGGCTCGTGCATCCATTGGTAGTCCTGCCGACCCATGACAAGACTGGACTTGCGCCAGATAAGACATTGTCGCACTTTCCAACCGATGTCTGTGGCCGCCCCTCGGAAGTTGTATCCCTCACTGTCTGCGTGCCAGATATAGAACACCGCACCAGCCTTCATGCTGGCGTCTGCCGCAAAGTAGGAATCGCGGAGAAACTGACGGAAAGAATCGTTGTCCATCTTGTCGTTCTTGACGGTCAGCCCATCCGTGCGGCGGTTGCGCTTCTTCGCTTCCTCTGGGGTCTCATCAAAACCAAGCGCAACGTTATATGGCGGATCGGTCAGCCACATATCGACAAGCTGCCCATCGCAGAGCTTCTCCACCGAATCAATACTGGTGCTATCCCCGCACATCAGCCGATGCCGCCCCAGCAGCCACACGTCGCCCTCGACGGTAACAGGCACCGCAGGCACGTCAGGCACAGCGTCCGGGTCGGTCAGGCCCTCGGTCGCTTCCTCCAGGAACCCGGCAATCTCGCCAATCTCGAAACCCGTCAGCGCAAGGTCGAAGCCATCCGCCTGCAAGTCCTGCAACTCGATCTTGAGAAGGTCATTGTCCCAGCCCGCGTCCAGAGCAAGCCGGTTGTCCGCGATGATGTACGCCCGCTTCTGCGCCTCGCTCAGATGCCCCGCCTCGATCACCGGCAGCGTGGCCAGCCCGAGTTTCTGCGCCGCCATGACGCGCCCATGCCCTGCGATGATGCCGTTCGCGCCGTCTACGATGATCGGGTTCAGAAACCCAAACTCGCGGATGCTGGCGGCAATCTTGCCGACCTGCGCATCGCTGTGCGTGCGGCTGTTACGGGCGTATGGGATCAGGCTTGCGACCGAAACCGTTTTATATTCGGGAAAAACTGTCATGTGGTGATGTTACCCCATCGCTTCCGCGCTGTCACGCATCACTGCGCCGCCATCGCCGTGTAGCAATCCAGCGCCACGGCATCGCGGAAGGCGTCGATCTGGCGCTGGCGATTGATGGGGCTGATCATGCGATGGCGGGCATATGCCACAACGGCCATGGCGCGCAGAAGCTGGCTGTCGGTCGCCATGACGTCGGCCATTGGAACGCCGGCCTGGTGCGCGCGCATGACCATCTCGGCCATCTCGGTGTAGACCTCGCAGCTGGCGTCGGTCAGTGGTTCGGCGTGGGTCGCGCCGGTGAAGGCGATGGTGGCGAGGATGGCTGTGAGCTTCATGGTTGTCTCCCGTTGATGTTGCGTTTCCCAAGGCCGCCAGTTATGAACGGGCGTTTTCCCGCCGCCTTGGGTGACATGGATTGCGTGGAAGTGTTAGACGCCCGCCCGCGGCTCTCATGCCTTGCCGCCAGTTTTACGCCGTGGTCGGGCGAGGGTTAGTAATCGCATACTCGCTTGCGCCCGGGGCCAAGCACCTGCCCAATCTTGACGGCCCTTGTCATGCCCGATGCGTTGACGGCTGCCCTCTCCACATGCGCAAGCCATCTGCGGTCATCTGGTGTCAGGTCGCCCCGCACTGGCGGCTGATGCGGGGCTGTTTCGTCGGTGGTGGCTTCCGGCAGCGCGAACGGCGGCTGGGGCATGGTGATGTTGCTGAAGGGGCCGTAGCGGCGGATCATCCGTCCACCCGCTGGGCTACCGGCTGCGGAATGTCGGCGATCAGGTCTTGCAGCATGGTAAGGCCGCGTGGCTTGCGGATGCGGTAGCGCAGCGCCTGCCGGTATTTTCCATGATTATCGCGCATAGTCCATGACGATACTGGGATATGCGCGGCCGTCACCATGACTGCATGGAACCCTTCGTCGCCGTCTCTCCCCAAGTCGATGACCTCGACAAATGTCCCATTCTGCACAGGGCACCCATTGCCGTCATGCTCGATCCACGGTCCCCATTGGTCACTCATCCCCTCGCCTCCACGCGATACGACGCCGGGTCGATCGCGCCGTTGTGGGTGGTGTAGGTGATGGTGACATAGGCGACGTTGGGCTCGTCGTTGTGGGTGAAATACGCAGCGCCCTCGACAGTGTGCGTCTCCACCTTCGGGCGGGGGGCGGCGCGGTAGGCATGGTCAGCGACCCATCCAGGATGCTCGACCGGCTGCCATCCCGGCGGGCAATACACCTCCACCGGCCCCTCATGCGCCTTGAGCGCGGCTTGGGTTTCGGGCGGCAGCAGGCCGAACGGTGCGGCAAGGGCGGTGAGGTCCACAGACGGCGCACTCGCCTCCATCACGCGCTGGATCGCAGCGGCGTCGGTGTCCGTGGCAGGGGCGCGGGAGACGAGGCGGAAGGTGTATCCCGGCGTGTCCTCGCACCAGTCGCCTTCGTCATCGAGATAGGAGCGCGGGTCTCCATCGAGAGGGCAAACGGCGATGGTGTAGTGGCTGCCCGGAGCCGTCGCACTTGTCTTGGACGTGACGCACTCCACCACATCCCCCGGCTTTACATCCAGATCGCGCAGGGTGCCGGTCTGCGGCTTGTCAGTGATACATGGGTCGGCGCCACCGTCGGCCATCTCGCCGGGGCCACCCATGAAGCCATAGTCACCGCGGAACGGCTCCCGCAGCGCGCCCTCGTCGCGCCACTCGGCTACGATGTTGAGGGTGCCATTTCCGACCCCCTCAACAACACCATCGCTTGTCCAGAGGACATGGTCGCCAACTCCCTCCAACACATGGAAAGGGCCACCGGAGATCCATGGGACCATCGGCCCAACCTTCCTTCCGTCCCGCGTCCGGTAAAACCCGCCTTCGCGGATGGTGAGCTTGGTGGTGTTCTGTTGCATGGCCTTCTCCTTGGCACTCCCTGTTGCGCGCGGACCGGCGGTGGGGAGAAACACCGCGCTCCGATGCCTCGGGGCCCGCGCCTCAGCATCATGGCATGGGTTGGGGTGGGTTGGCAAGGGGTTACTCTGGCCGTGCTTAGGGTGGTTCCGTCAGCATTCCGTCAGCGCCCTTTGTTGACGAAACTCGGCAAAAGAAAACCCCTGTAAAAC